AAAAAAACAACCCGCTAAAGCAGAGGTCACTGCGCCGAAGGTTTGGGGTGTACTATGATCTCTGCTCCCTACGATTTTAGGGCGACTCACTGGTGTTTCTACTAATAATCTGGTGTTCTTACCATGCTGACTAGAAGCCTTTAACCTTTCAAGGATTGTAATATTCATAGGGTAAATCTCAATATTAATGTTACTTTTAATAAATATTATGATTAATTAAAACAAATAAATCAACATTTTAATAAATAAAATGATTATTTTTTGGGTAATGTTAATTTTTAGGTATAATTAATTGAAACATAAGAACAAAATATTAATTTCCCATAAGCAAGCCGGAATGCACAGGGATGGAAAGAGTCATGGGGAAAAGTATCAGAAGGGTCAGCAACTGGAAGGAGTAAAACCGGGCTTTAGTCAACCGCGGTTCATTGACAGTCTGGATAGATGAAGGGGCCATCAAGCATTGGCTCCATCAGAGTCACTACGGGTGCCGGGGTAGAGATTTTAAATTCAGCGATTTTGCCATTGAGACCGCGCTCATGCTGAAGGTCCTGTTCAAGCTACCGCTGAGAGCTTTAGAGGGATTTATTAACTCAATATTCTAACTGATGGAGGTGCCCTTGTGCTCTCCTCACTACAGCAGCTCATTTGACTGGATCCAGTCTACAGATCGTAGACCTGGGACACGTTCAAATTCACGTAAGTTGTTAGTCACTATAATCAAACCTTTAGAGCGAGCATGCCCTGCAATCATCTGGTCGTAAGGACCTATCATCGTACCTTTCCTAGCTAATTCAGCTCTGAGTTGACCGCTATGCTGAGCTGCTGCATCATCGTAAGCGAGTACCTCAAGCCGTGCTGAGAAACCTTCTATAAGCCAAGCTTGCTCGCGAATTTGGCGTCAGTCGCGAGACCGTATACCAATACCTGAGAAAGGGTTGACTGAACAGCAACAAAGACCACTATAGGGCGCCTGATATCCTCGACCTGAAGGACCAGGCTTCACTATTGCTTGAAAATCTCAAGGATTTGGATTTAGACGATCAAGTTGATGCCTGTGAGGCGCTTCACAGTCAGGCTGATCGTTTGTATCAAAATCTTTCCAAATCCCTACTGGAGTAGCTAGTGTCTAAAACAACTAAAAATAGGTCAACACCAGAAGACCCATCAATGCCTCACGATGGGGTATTCAAAAAATGTATGAGCGACTTAATGGTCGCTGAGGATTTTTTGAGAGCCCACCTGCCAGCAGTGATTCAGCAGCAGCTGGATTTCACGACACTCAGCCTCTCCTCTGGCTCTTTTGTGGATGAGGATATAAAACAGTACTGTTCCGATATTGTGTATTCACTCAAAAGCACTCAGGGTGAAGATTGCTATATCTACTGCCTAGTGGAACACCAAAGCAGTGATGACCCCCTAATGCCCTTTCGGCTATTGCGCTACAGTTTAGCTGTGATGCAGAAGCATCTCGATCAAGCGAAAAAGAGAGGCCAGGAATCTAAGGTGGTTCCACTGGTAGTGCCGCTCTTATTTTATCACGGGCCCAAACAACCCTATCCCCATACCAACAAAATGCGCTTTGTCGACTGCTTTGAGAACGTAGCGCTGGCTGAGCAGCTATACCATGGACCCTTCCCCTTAGTGGACATCACCGTCGTTCCAGACGAAGAGATACTCACTCATCGAAGCATTGCACTACTAGAGGCGGTACTGAAACATATTTGGTCTAGAGACCTACTGGAAAAAGCGATTTTGCTAGCTCAGGCTTGGGCTATTGCCAACCCTACACGTGAATTAGCCAGGACTTTGATGTATTATATGTGGAGGATAGGAGAAGTTTCTGATGAGAATGCGCTTGTAGAGACTATCATCCGAGCAGTTCCTAGTTCGCAGGAGGATGTGATGACCATTGCACAAAGATTTGAACAACGTGGTGAACAGCGTGGTGAACAGCGCGGCAGATTAGACGAGCGATTTGCCATCGCCAAAGGTATGTTAGCTGAAGGCGCCGATGAAAAATTTGTTAAAAGAGTCACTAAGCTCTCCGATGAAGATATGTCACAACTGCGCCTGCATTGATAGCTGTTTGTATTGCTTAAAAAGCATACAACACTGTTATCTCAGTAGAATCCAGCGTTAGGACGCTCTTTTCACAGAATTATCCCGTGAAACTGTAGATAACTTTTTTGTTTCCTACAGTTTTCTGACAATTAACCTGAGCAGAACACAAACCCAACCAGCCATAGCCAAAAGGCTTTCTAGCCCCACCCTTCGAGTGGCCGAGCAACGCTAGGCTAAAAACCAGGAGAACCATTAGGGGGCCGCTCCAAGCGCCGACAGCCGCTATCGGTGCGCCAATGGGAGTGTGAATGTGGGGTAGTCCACGATCGCGACCATAACGCGGCTAAAATGATCGTCCAATTTGCTTTAGCTGAACCGTCAGGATATTGCGCGGTTGTTTAAAGTGTTCCCCTGTAGCGATATGACTCAGCGGTCATGCTACAGCGAGAGGATCTGGTATTCCGCTAGATTGGGTCGCAAGATGCCCCCACTAGAATTGATTTATCAATTTAGGGGTGGGAGTATGTCACCACATCACGCAGCCGTGGGCGCGTATTCGCGATGGGTCGCTCTGTACCGGTTTTTTTTTGCAAAGTGGGTTCGTAGCCAGACTCAAGCAAAGAAAACAATTCTGAGGCACAAGGAAGGCGTTTTGCCAGTCGATGCAAGACTGTCTTGATCGCCATGCGGTCGAACCACAGCACCCATGGGCTGGCAGCATAGGTAGCACTTTTCACCATATCTCTCACCTTTTCTACCTCAGATCGTGTCATCACTTCAACCATCAGTTCACCACTAACCAGTCTAGCAAAAGCGTATACCAGGCGAATATCCCCACGGTTTTCAAACGCCGGACGATGCTCGATATGTTCGCCATTTTCGTTGACCCAATAATCAAACTTGTCGCCTGTATACACCACCTTGCCGGTGATGTTTGCTACTTGACCGGATTGACGTGCTCGTTTCAGGACGCCATCAACCATTGGGAGATACTGAGCTTTTTTTTCGAACTGTCCGGTACTGCGGTTCTTAGCGCTGTAAACCACCATCGTCGCTTCGCGTCCGTCAGGCATCAGGCCATCGCGAGCACAACGATTCAAAGACATCACTAAAGACTGCCTGTCAGCGTTGCGTAGTTCAGGATCAATCACCAACGCCGCTGCAGCGGTACGGATAAATTGCTCAACCGTAACATGATCCGGCAAAAGTGCGGCAATACCTTGCTGGGTTAACGCTGAAGATAAATCGGCATGAATACTTTCCAGGGTGGCTATCTGACTCATGCTATCTGTTCTCCGAATAGATCACCCTCACAGCGCTTTTTATCCGACCGGCGCGCCCACCAAGGTCGAGTGATGGTAGCCATGCTTGCTGCAACGCCTTCTCGCGCGGATTTTTCTAGCAGAGTGATGGATTCTCTTACCTGCAACAGTCCCTCTTTAGCATCCACCTCATCCAACATGCCAAGCAGCACAGGGTGACGTCCACACTCCTGTGTTTTGGTGATAGCACAGAAAGCAAAATCCACCTCCATACCGAAAACAAGACCAACCACCGTGCTGTAGAAGGCGGCTTGAACATGGTAGCCGTATTTCTCTACGGATTTCCCAAAATCATGAATATCGTTGGTGGTTTTGATATCTAGCAGAAACGGCGCTCCACCAAACTCCCCCAGCCAGTCCGGGCGTACTTTAAGCAGGACGCCACCTTCGGTACGGTAAAATATCGACAGCTCGGCAATCCCATTTTGCAGCAGTTCAGACACGGTTGGGTGAGCCAGGGCAGAATCACGCATCAGACACACTTTGGCATAGTCGTCTGCCTTGATGGACATCGAACCATCCCCAGCACACTTCGCCTCGAATACCGCCAATTCTTCCTTGCCCTCTTTGGTGCGCAAATTTACGGCAGGCGCACTGACAAATTCACTGTGAAACCGTCCTGGCTCCAGGATTGCAGTATGCACTGCTGTGCCGAACGAGAGTACAGAAGAATCCTTCTCACAACGTGGTGCTCGTTTGTACCATTCCAACGCCGCTGGCCCGCTAGATTGCACAAGACGAATTTGCGTGCTTGAATAGCCATCGCAAGCGTGGTAGGTCGCATTATTTAAGCCTGCGATCGTTAGGCTTCCGCCATTCGTAATTTCAGACAGTCGCTGATTAAGCGCATCAATTGTCAGATCACTACCGTTGAACTTGTTCTCAATTAAACCATTGACGGGCGGATAGTTTGAAAGAAAATCCAACGTCTGCTCGCTAACCTGAACTTGATCACCAGGGGCGTTCATTGAATCATTAGGCGCTAAATAGCTATTTAACGAATTAGCGCTTTTTAAATCATTCTGGATCGTAGAGGTTTGCATTTCTGATCGATTGATTACTTTTTCATCTCCATTTGATTGCGCTAATTCACCTGAGTGCGCTAAATCGCTTAGTAGCGAATTAGCGCAACTGGTCAGGGTGGAACCAGCATCAAAGCTGGTTTTTCCTTGTTGTTTATTCTGTTTGTTGGCTACCGATGAATTCTCGCCTACCACACTATTCACATATTTACCCACTGTTTCAGTGGATAAGTCTCCGCGATAGAGGTGAAGAGCCAATGTTTGCACCTCGGCTAGGCAAATAGCTTTTGGCATTCCAGCCATTGCTTCGGTGACTTGACGTCGCAAAGGCAGATATTCGGCATACACCTCTGGCTCGTCTTCAGGGCAGGCTAGCAGATCGTCTGCATCACGACGTTCTTCAGAATCGTACTCATCTTGCTCACCAAAAATCGCCAGAAGGGCACAATACTGGTCGATAGCCTGTACGTTCAACTGAACCTTAGTTTTCTGATAGTATTCGTCTTCGGATATTTCATCCAAGCGAGGCACCTTGTACATCATGCAGCACGCTGGATCTTGCTCTGACAATACTGCCAATGCCTTTAACTTCGCCGCATGTTTAGTCTCAGACGCTACAAAAGACGAAAAAGTTTTGTAACCATCCGGGTGCAAGGTTTTCTGTGAAACGTACATTACTTTGAAGTATTTCATGCTGCACCTCCGAGATTCAGGAGGCGAACGCGCTGACGGGGGGTAAGATTGTGCGATATACGAGCAAACAGCACCAGTAACAAAGGCTGTGCTTCACAAACAGGTACACGAAAGGTAAACTTTTTCACAGTCCGACTCCTAAGTTGGTTTAGGTTTTGGATTAGCTCTGCATCGGCGTTGTCGCGTCGATCCAGAGCGCTAATTTTACTTCATTTTTGCTATTTCTTTTGCTTTGAGTACAAAATTAGCAGGATAAGAAATGTTTAGTTCTTCAATCAAAGACAAGAAGACAGAAGCCTCAGAAGAAGAAGCTTCATCTGCCTCTATTTTTTCCGATAAATAGTCAACAACCTTATAGCGGTCATCAACTTTATTATCATTTTTGTTATAAGATTCACTACACAACATTTTGAACGTAACTTTATCTTCTGGTTGATAGCTTCTTCCTTTTCTACTAATAGTGAAGCCATCCTTGAATCCATCTTTAATCAACCACAATCCATTAGATTTTTTTACTATACTTTTTATAGGATTAATCAAAACTATATTTTTGAACACCTCGAACCTTGAGAATTTTTTAAAGTCAGTCCCTAGCATCAAACACAAATCGCTTAATGAAGTAGAATAATCTATGGATTTAAATCTACTAATAAGTTCTAAAATTCTTTTTTCATAAGAACCTTTAAAAGATAATAATAACCTTAGATCGATTTCAGAAAATCCTTTTGAATAATCAAGCATATACGAAGCAGCTTGTTTCGTTACGGAAATTCTCAAGACACCATCTTCAAACGAGGCATAACTGCAAAGTGCCACTTTTTCAAAAGAACGTGTTTCATCATTTTTTATTTCAGCAAAGCGCGCCATGATAGAAGTTGTCGCGCAATCAAGAGCTCCATATATCCCTTGACGCGTCATAGAGAAATGTTCACACAATTCATTAGTTTGAAAAATAAAATTGGTGGGTATGTCATCGTCATCGGGTTTAAAATGCTTTTTAGCTGCTTCCTTTTTCAGTCCCAGCATCATTAAGCTAAGTAAATCTTGCTCTCTTGGAGAAAGCTTCATCCTAGCAGCAATGAAATGGTGCGATTTTTTAACCGATAACATACAAACCATCGTTAACATTACAATACGCCACTATTTTATAAAACAAACAATGGTCCGTCAAGTGTTTTCTGAGTCGCCACTTTTGCGGTTAGCCACCCAGCTTGTACCCTTCAGAGAGCGGATCTTCTAAAAAAATCAAGGTTCCACAGGGAAAATGGACCCTATTCCACATTAATCCTAGATAGAAATTCCTCCCTGAAGCGCCCCCTGAAAGGTAAAAACTAGTCGGGGCAACAAGAAAACTAGGTGGTGTCAAAGTGAGCGCATCACTTCAAGATTCCGGATCAAACCCAAATTCACCCAGAAGCCCACAGAAAGCTCTGTGAGCGAATTTTTCCTAGAAATGCGTGAGGATAGGCCCACGATACACAACGCGCCTCCAGTGGCTTTGCATGGCGCCTCAGGGCCATTAATCCTAATGGCTCCCTTAAATATTTGAGAAATGACTTTGAAGTGATCAAGGAGACCATCAAAAAAAACCAGTGAGTTTCAATGATCAACACAAAATTGGTTCCGAATTGCTGGAATCTGTGACGGGCCATCCTCAAAAGCCTCTGAGAAATTCTGCTGCTAGCTGTGGATAAATGCCCTGGAAAGGTAAGTACAGGTAGGTGTATGAGTAAAGTTTAAGTAGGTGTATGAGTAAAGTTTAAGTAGGTGTATGAGTAAAGTTTAAGTAGGTGTATGAGGTTTCAAGCTATTGATTTGTATAATAAAAAAACACCCCTTTACTTTCTTTAGTTTCTTTTAGTTTTTTTACATATATTTATTACTTAGAATCTTGAACTGTGAATAACTTTCCATTCCCATGACTAGTCCTCACCCTAACCGCAAGTTCGTTAAACCAAAATTCACCCAGAAGCCCACAGAAAGCTCTGTGAGCGAATTTTTCCTAGAAATGCGTGAAGATAAGCCCACGATACACAACGTGCCTCCAGTAGCTTTGCATGGCGCCTCAGGGCCATTAATCCTAATGGCTCCCTTAAATCTTTGAGAAATGACTTTAGAGTGATCAAGGAGACCATCAAAAAAAACCAGTGAGTTTCAATGAGGCCACTCGATGAAGCAGGAACCCGCCGAAGTGAGTCAGGCGCAAGCTTGAACGCAGTAGGAATCATCGCCCTTTAGGACGGTGAGGATGTCAAAAGTCGGCTCCTATCCCGATCAAGAAGCCCTGTGTTCAGTTTGGAGTTTCTTGGGTAGCAGCGAGAATCTGATAAATATCACCTGGTGTGGATGCTCTTCTCTTTCAGCGCCATAAAAGCAGCGATCAAAACATCTTTCTGGCTCATATCATTCGCAGCAGCATAGAGCTTAAAATCACGTTTAAATTCAGCAGTGACTTTGAAATTGAGATCGACATTAATACTGGATTCTCGCCTTACCGTATTACAGGTCTCTTGTAAGACTGGCCGAGGTTTGGGGCTCCCAATCAGGGTCACTGTTTTCAATTTGATATCCTCACAGAAATACTGTTAACAACCTGAATGGCGTAATTATTTAGTGCTGGATAAAGGGTTTCAGTCAGGCAGCGCCCTGTATCCAATGCCGTGATATAACCTGTTTTCATTGGGATGTGTCCCTCCAGTACGGTGAATCCATGCCCAGTAATCGTTTCCCGTGCTTCATGTACCTGATTTACGCTGGTAGTTCGATAAAGAACAAATACAATATTATAGCTATTTAGCGATTTAGCTAATTCTTTAGCAAGAAAAATACCAGGCTCCATATCGTCTAGACTAGAACCTGTCGGAATGATTATCAGATCAGAATGGATTGCAGCTTCCAATGTCCCTTGAGTAGCATGAGGCGCACCATCAATTACCAATAGGTCAACATCAGGAGCCGCCATTAGTGCCTGATGAGTACTATGGAATACCTGGGCGGAAACGTCGGGTTTAATATCTGCCTGTCGACGACGGTTTTCAACCCAACCAGAAGCCGTTGCTTGTCCCGGATCAGTATCGGCCAGCAGTGTTTTCCATCCTGCTCGAGTAAATTCTACGGCAATTGTTCTTGATATCGAGGATTTCCCTACCCCCCCTTTCTGGCTAATCACACTGATAATCAACAAAACCTCCTTATACGCTAATTAGCTAATTAGCATTTTAGCATAATCTCCCGTGGAGTAAAGTGTAAATAAATTATTCATATTTATCATATAGTTACGAACGAATTCATAAAATTTTTATAGACTTACAATAAAAAAAATGAACCTGTTTTTCACTTAAAAAATCGTTGGAGTAAATTTTTATTACTTATTTTTCAAATAGATAAAAGAAATCCGTAAATTTTTTGATGAAATTCAATTCCGTCGTACCTAATGTTTCACACATTCAGCAACGTTCTTTAAAAATATAGAACCTGTTTAATTGAGCAGATAACCCGCTGGCGCGTTGAAAAACATGCGTCCCCTTAGAATGCGGTAAAATCAATCAAAGAGATCTACCGGTGCGTTAAAACTATAACGTACCGGTATGTGCCGAGTATTTTTATTAAAAATTCAAAATATATTTTAATGAAAATACTCTGAAAACTAATTAGGATTAAATCAAAGTGCATGATCGTGAACCGAATTTATGGGCTTTGATTTTTACATGGCTTTTGCCATTTAAAGAACAGGCGACCGGGGCGTTTCTCTCCGCAGTAATGGCCTGCTTGCGGGGGGGATATAACAACTGGAAACCATGGAAAATGCTGATTGATTCGCTAATGTGCGCAATTTTTGCTTGGTTTATTCTAGATATTTTAGATTATCTAGAACTAAAAAAAGAATTAGCGTATATCGGTAGCGTCATCATTGGTTATCTTGGAACGGACTACATTGGAAATTTACTCTGCCGCATCATTGAAAAAAAGTAAGACCAGGAATACCAATGAAAGTCAGCAATAATGGGTTAGAATTAATTAAAAAATTTGAGGGTTGTAGGTTAACCGCTTACCCTGATGCTGGTACGGGCGGAGCACCATGGACGATTGGATATGGCTGGACACACTCAGTGAAGGAACTACCCGTTCAAGCAGGAATGACTATTTCCCAAACAATGGCTGAAGATTTGCTCCGAATAGGAATTGTTCAGTTTGAGAAATGCGTGAGTCAGCTTCTTCAAGTATCAGTTAATCAAAACCAGTTCGACGCCCTGGTGAGCTTTGCCTACAACGTTGGGAAGACAAAGTTCGCAAATTCTACCCTTCTGAAACTAGTTAACGAGAGTGATTTTGATGGTGCTGCTATGCAGTTCTCACATTGGAACAAAGCAAGTTCTAATGTTCTTCCTGGCCTGATCTATCGACGTGCGGCTGAGCGTGAATGTTTCATTTCTTGATGCGGAGACTCATACCATGGAAACCTGCTATCTCGACAGCTTTCCTGATCATCAGTGTACTGGCTTTCTCGCATTGGCGATATCTGGCAGGGTTCACAACTGCAGAACTAAAGTGGCAGCAACGGTGGAGAGAGCGGGATCTGTTTGATGCTAAGTCATTGGAGCAGGGGCAGCGAAAAGCCAGAGAAGAAGAACAACGCCGACAAGGGGAGATAGATGCTATTAGGGAAAAAGCCGAACAAGAATTGGCCGTCGTTAAGGCTGATGTCAATTCTGCACGTGCTGCTGCTGACCGCTTGCACGACAAATCCGCCCAGCTTGCACGGAGTCTTGCATCCTGTGAAAGAGCCTGCCATACCAAAACTGCCGGAACAAGCCCGCCAAATGGCAATAGCGCCATTATTCTCGCCGAGTTGTTCCGCCTCGCTGACGAAAGAGCGGGAATATTGGCAGAATATGCTGATAATGCCAGAGCCAGAGGCTTAGCCTGTGAAGCAGCATATGATGCACTGTGTCAAAAGTGAGGAGATGGTTTTTGAATTCTGGTAGATGCTTTCGGCAAGCTGGGCGTACTGTTCGAAAATAATAATGAATTTCGATAGGGGGCTTGATGGCATCAATCAAGTTTTCACAAGACGGGCATGGAAAAGCGCGTTATATTGTTTATTTTCAAAAGGAAAAAGCATTAAAAAACGGCAAACGCGTGTTCAAAACTATTGATGAGGCTTGCGATCTACTTTTTGAAATCGAAACCTCTGCAATGGCTCGTCGTCATATCGACATTGTCATGTTACGCCAAGATTGGCTTCTGCAAAAACTTATCTGGTTTTTTATCGGCATGAAGCACACAAGAATGCGGCGCAATGAGCTGAAACTATCATCCTATGTAAAGCAGCGCTATGATTTATTAGCGATGCTGGAAACAAAAAGTCAGTTATTAAAGAAACCAATCACCATGCTATGTGCTTTGGATTTTTCGTCAGCGTTCCGTGCGTCTGGAGTGCAATTGCTATATTCAGCGTATAACGTGCTTTTAAGAAATAAAGTAATAAATTTTAATCCTGTAGAAAAACCCCCAAAGAGATTGAAAAAACCAATCACCGTGCCTTCCAAAAAAGCGGTGGATGCATTACTGAAGTGCAGCAAATTAAGGGAGCAAATTGTGTATTGTTTAGGCGCTATTTGTGGATTGCGCATCGGTGAGGCATTAGCGATAACCTATGCGGATGTATCAGAAAAATTCATAAATATTAATAAGCAAATGACAGATACAGGAGTAACTGCCGGGTTGAAACAGGCTATTCAACGTAGGGTGCCAATGCCTAAAATGTTATGGGATCGGCTGGACAAAGAAAAGCTGGATACGAATGAACCGCTAGTTGCCAGCTCCTTAGATGGCGGCTTTATGAAAAATGGTTACAGTACATCCGGAAAATTACGTGAGGGACTGGATGCACAGGGCATTGTGACGTTTCACCATTTGCGCCATTTTGCCGTCTCTCGACTGGCAGAGAGGGGCACTGATATTTTTCGGGTAAGTCGGTTGATTGGGCATAGAAAAGTGTCAACGACAATGGACGTTTACGGGCATCTATTCAGTGAATGGTTGGATCTTGATTTTGAGTGACTTGAGAAAATAGGGTGCTTTTGTGTATTGTCTTTTATTTGAGGCTTTCTGGACTAGAAACTCGCGTTATGCAATTTTCGTCTAAATTGCGATTTTTCCAAAAAACAGGAGTCTCCCGGCAGGTAAGCGCTGAAAGCGTATAAATGCGATCTTAATTGCGATTAGATTTGAGGGGTTTCATGAGTTGATGGAAAATTAACCACACCCAAAGACAAGGGTGAAAAATGACCAAAAGATCACGTTTCAAAACGGAGTACATCTACCGGATTCTTGCCATTGCTTTGAAGGAAAAAAAGAGGATCACCAATGCGAGGATAGCAAAGGAGCTTGGTGTTTCAGAGAGCACCATCAGAAATTGGCGCGCTTTTCATCTTGAGTTCGATAAGGTTTTTTTAGAAGCAGCAGATTGTCTTAGGGTGATGGTTAATGATGCACAAATCCATGCTGTCAGGATGCGTAAAAGAAAGATTATCAACGAAGGTCCTGATGGTAAAACAACCACGATAGAAGAAATCCCACCAAACCAGATAGCCAGTGTCGCCAGTTTGGTGTTGAAATCAGGGTTAGGGTATTCGGTTAAATCCGATGATGGAAAAGACGATCTGCTACGCAACACGGTCAAGCTCAAAATCGCAGGCGAAATATCCGCTCTAGAAGCGGCGCAATTGCTTGAGTCAGAAGGCATTGCAGTACCAAAGACCCTGATGCTGGAAGTGCAAAAATCACTGGGTATTGTAGAGAGTGATATTACTCAACCAGCTGTTATCCAAATAGTCTCCCCAGGAATTCAACGTGAAAAAAGCGATAGTTCAGATTGAATTACCCACAAAGCTAGTTTCTATATTTGATGGAGATGCTCGTTACAGAGGAGCTTTTGGTGGTAGAGGGAGTGGAAAAACAAGGTCGTTTGCTTTAATGACGGCAGTCAAGGCATATAGCTATGCAACTTCTGGAAAATACGGTGTTATTTTGTGTGCCCGTGAATACATGAACTCTCTGGAAGAATCCAGTATGGAAGAAGTTAAGCAGGCCATACGTGGGGTTCCATGGCTTAACGTTTTTTTTGATATTGGCGAAAAATATATTAGAACTAAAGACAGGCGGGTAAGTTATGTTTTTTGCGGGCTACGTCACAATCTTGACAGTATCAAATCAAAAGCCCGTATTCTTCTTGCGTGGATAGATGAAGCAGAGTCTGTTTCAGAAACAGCTTGGCAAAAACTCACTCCAACTGTGCGTGGAGATGATGAATCTGAGATCTGGGTGACCTGGAATCCAGAAGTACGAGCTAGTGCTACCGACAAGCGGTTACGAATACAGCCACCTCATCGTGCAAAAATCACAGAGCTAAATTATCAGGATAACCCGTGGTTTCCTCGTGTACTCGAAGAAGAGCGCCAAACGGACCGTGTCCGGCTTGATGATAAAGCCTACGCATGGATATGGGACGGTGCGTACCTTGAGAACGCTGATAAGCAGGTATTGGCAGGCAAATACGTCATTCGCCAGTTCGATGAAAACCTTTGGCGAAAAGCGGATAGGCTGTTTTTTGGGGCAGACTTTGGGTTTGCACAAGACCCATCTACACTTGTTCGTTGTTTTGTGATCGACAGCACACTTTACATTGAGCATGAGGCATGGGGGTTAGGTGTTGAACTTGATGCGATGGCAATGTTTTACGACAAGGTTCCAGAGTCTAGAAACTGGGTGATTAAGGCTGACTCAGCACGTCCAGAAACCATCAGTTATTTAAAGAGGCAAGGATTCAAAATTGATGCGGCAGCAAAATGGCAAGGAAGTGTCCAGGATGGCCTTTCGTATCTCAGAGGATTCAAAGAGATAATTATACACCCGCGCTGCAAGCATACTGTAGAAGAGGCAAGACTCTACTCCTACAAAACTGATAGGAATACTGGCGAAGTACTGCCGATTATTGAAGATAAATGGAATCATTGCTGGGATGCTATTAGGTATTCACTGGATGGGTATATTAAAGGTAGGACAAGCGTATGGGAGATCCTGTGATTCAACGTACTGATAAGGTTTTTAGTGGCAGAAACAGCGTCAGAGGCGAGTCCAGTCATGCGTGGCATCGAGCAACGCAAGCCGGAATAGTGTTCCGTTCATTCAGTACTCAGAAGCTTTTTACGCCGGGCAAACGCTCGCTCCAATGCTGGCTCAGGCGGCGGTGGGGATAAGAGTGCTTGAGCAAAGCGTTGTTGATCGGCTATAGACAGGCGAATGACATCAGCTTGTTCAATGGCCTGTTGAGCGGCAATCTGAACGGCGGAGACCACGAAATCTGTCATGGTTCTCCCTTGCAGCTCGGCGGCACGCTTGAGAAGCGTGTGCAAGCCCTCACTGATTCTAGCTTCGAGTCTAGCGGTAGTCGTGGTGTTGGTTCTCATAGTTGAATCCTCCAGTGTCTGTTGTACGGCAAATTGCCGGTATGTTTCAAGTATAGCCAGAATGTCTTATGTACTAAAACGAACGTTTTGGTACAGAGCACTTGCAAGGTGTACTAAATATATATTGACAAAAATAGTACACCCATTAAAAATAAGTACACCCATTTAGTACATTAGAAGTGTGTCATGTCACGTATTTTTTCCTATTGCCGTGTGAGTACGGCTCAACAATTCGTCGAAAATCAGCAGAGGGAAGTCCTGAATGCTGGATTTGCCATCGAGCATCATCGGTTCGTAACTGAGACTATCAGTGGTTCGATATCCACCAAGCGTCGCCCGGAATTTATGCGTTTGCTGGATAAGCTGGAATGGGGTGATGTGCTGGTTGTGACCAAACTGGACAGGTTAGGGCGCAATGCGACTGATGTCCGTATGACCGTTGAACTTCTTGAGAAAAGAGGGGTTCGGGTGCATTGCTTGGCACTGGGGGGGGTTGATCTCACCAGTGCTGCCGGAAAAATGACCATGCAGATATTGTCCGCCGTGGCAGAGTTTGAACGTGACCTGCTGGTTGAGCGAACACAATCAGGTTTAGAAAGGGCAAAGAGAGAGGGAAAGCGCAGCGGTAGACCACCAGTCTTTACCCCGGAGCAAAAAATTGCCGTGATGCAAAAAATACAAGAAGGAGTTCCCATCGCACAGATTGCCCGTGAGTTTCATGTAACACGGCAATCTGTTATGCGGGTTCGAACTTCTCACCAAAAAATCAATGGCCCATAGCTGTGACTGACACGTTGGATAGGAGTTAATTTTGGGCAAAAGGTCAATAGGTCGCCGCCTCACGGACGGTTTGCATAGCATGCTAACGTCTCTTGGGGAAAAAGTGGTGGCAATCAAGTACGCCAGTAGTCGATCTGACGTGCCGGATTGCGAGTTGCTTGCAATGTATAAGAAATCGTGGGTAGTCAAAAAATATATCGATAAAACAGCGGACGATATGTTAAAAAAAACACGGGAATTCTCTGGTGACATTGACGACACTCTGCAAACAAATGTTTTAAATATGGAGAGAGAACTTGATGTTTATCATATTTATCGTGATGCACTGACATGGGCTTCTTTATTGGGTGATTCGCTTATTTTAGCAATTACTGATTGCCAAAATGATTTGATTGATAGTTCATTGACGTTACAAAATGAATCTATTGTTAAGTTTATTGTGTTGAGTAAGGGTGAATATATCCCAGGGAGCGATGTGATTTCTGATATTTCATCTGCACATTTCGGGAAACCGAAAAACTACTTAATTAATGTTGGAAGCAAGCAACTTAAATTTCATCACTCACGTTGCCACCGCACAAAATTAGGAAGGCACAGCCTGAAAGATGTAGCGAAATTCGGAACGTCTGATATTCAGGCGCCATATGAAGCTATAAAAATTTTCGATGCGGCCATCCTGAGCACAGGGGACACCATCCAAGAAGCTAATGTGGATGTTATTTTTCTTCCGGGATTGAACAATCAAATTTCATCTGGGCAAGAAGAGCAGGTTGTCGAATATGCCCGAGTGACTAAGGAAACGAAATCATCAACAGGAATTCTATTAATTGATGCGGGTGACAGTTCACAGCAAGGCCGTTATGAGCAGAAAAACGCCCAATTTTCTGGATTATCAGATGTTATCACCAAGATGTCTAATGTGTTAGCAGGAGCTCTGGATCGTCCGATTACTGTTCTCTTTGGTCAATCTGCCAGCGGATTCAGCAGCGGTGAAGAGGACAATAAAGCCTATTATGAAACAATTAATGGACTACAAGAATCACGCTTGCGTCCGATGCAGGACTTTGTGGATCAGTTCCTCTTGGACAAGTTAGCTTCTGATGTGGGGTCAATAAGCTATACATACCCATCAATTGACAGTATCAATGAGGTCGATGAGGCCACTAGATTTACTCAATATGCCACGGGTTTTACCTCTTTGGTGACAGCTTCTGTTGTTTCTGAGGCTACAGCACTGCGTGAGATGGTTGCCAGGGGGGTACTGACCACCGTGACTGATGATGATATAAAACTCGTGGAAGGATCATCCAATGAGCAATGGAGCTATCAGTCTGAAACAACTACTGGAGCGGAAGCAGGGTCAGAACGATAAGATAAAACCACGTTCCAGAAAGCTGAGACCACCAAGGCCGAGTAAGAGAACAGAGGTATGGTACAGAGACGGGATAACCCGTTTTATTCAGATGATGATAGATGTCATTGTCGAAGATTTGAAGAACCCTGTTCTGAATGATGCGCCGAATACTCTACCGTTATCCATTGCTGCACAAATATCCAGAACCATCCAGAAATTATCTACTGCGTCAATGTTAAACTTGATGGCGTCTCGCTTGTCTTACGGCATGGTGAAGCGAGCAAATAATCAGAACAAAGAGCATATCCAGAAGACGTACAATGCTGCGTTTAGTATTGATTTGTCTGGAATGCTAGGTAATGCGGTGGTCAAAGATATCCTAGATGAGGCGGTGAAAGAAAACATAACATTGATTACATCAATACAGACTGATTTTATTAACGATATAGGTTCAACAGTATTCACCAACCTTTCTAGTGGTGGGCGACATGAAAACCTTATTTCATTGATCAGTGAAAGGGGAAACGTATCTAAAAATCGCGCGAAGTTTATTGCTCGAGATCAGACAGCAAAACTTAATTCAGCCATAACCGAAGCTCGTCAAAAATCACTGGGTGTTGACCTATATGAATGGGGTGGGGCTGGGGATGAACGTCAGAGGCAAGACCACTTTGTACTTAACGGAAAGACTTGTAAATATTCAGACCCTACTGTTTATTCAGATAATGAAGGGGAAACGTGGAAGAAACGAAAAAGTATAGATGCATACGAAGGAACTCCAGGAACTGATTTTCAGTGCAGATGCGTAGCCTTACCGAAAATCTTATGGGATTAATATGGCTTGGAAAAGAAACCTATCTGGGTACGTCGTTACAACGGCGAAGATAACACGGGCAGGAGCGGTTGAATATTACGGCTATGAACTCGGAATACTTGGCGTAAATTCCAATAAAAAATTCACTATTAACCGCACGATAGAAGAATTATCTTCCCCTGAAACACTTGCGTCTTTTGATGGGCAGACGCTAACTCTTACCCATCCAGATGAAGGCGAGGTTGACGCTATAGAATGGAGGGATAAGGCAATAGGCCACATCCAAAATGTACGTGTCGAAGGAGATTATATCCTCTGTGATGTGTATATAAAGGATGCTTTGGCTATTAAGGTAATTACCGATATGGGTATTCGGGAATTATCAGTTGGTTATGAACCAGCGGTTATCGTTGAACGAGGAAGTGAGTTTTACCAAATAAATATTCGTTGCAATCACGTTGCAGTTGTGGCTGAAGGGCGCATCGGCTCGGAGTGTAGACTTAACGACAAGAAAGGTGGGGAAGTGAAATACACGATAAAAGACATACTGGGAGTATTAAAAAACAAGCGGCTAAAAGATGCTGAAGGGAAAAATCTGACAGAGGATGAACTGATTGGAATGATTGCTGCTCTAGAGTCAACCCTTGCAGATCTGGAAGGGGACGCCAGCAAGGAAACTGTAACTAAGGCTAGGGAAGTGATGGACCAGCTTGCAGAGTTAAAAATGCAACTTGAATCGATAAAGCGAGCATCACCAGGCCCAGTGGACACTAGTCCAGAATCCGTTGATGTTGACAGTGAATCCAAAATTGCTGAACTCAAGTCTGAAAATGCAGAGTTGAAAGCAAAAATTGCAGAACTCGAAGCCGAAATAGAGAAGCTAAAAGAGGATAAAGACACCGAAACCACTTTGGCAGATGCTAAAGAAAGGTTCACTAAAGTAAAATTCAATGACGTCAAAACGGCACGTGATGTTCGTAGTGCGGTGCTGGAATCAACCGGTGTGTTCAACGATACACAGGTTAAATCGATGAGTGATAGCGAAATACGCGCTGCATATGCAGCTGTTCAGGCTATATCAAAACCTCGCAGTAACATTGGAGAAATTCTTCTGAATGATGCTACAACTAAAAAGCCAGATCTCACCAAACAATTTGGAGGAAAATAATGTCTGATAAAAATCCATATCTCGGCAAGCGCTGGTTTGCTGGTCAAGTAGCTAGAGCAGGCGAGTCTGGTATTGTCGCGCAGTCTTATATCAACGCTGGTAAAGACCTTATTAAAGGTGGTCGCTTTGTTGCAATGGGTGAAGGTGCTCAGACTGTGAAAAATATTACCGACGACAGTGACAAAATTTTAGGGGTGGCAACGGTAATGGGAGCCCACCACGAATTTAAAGTGGGTAAAAACTTGTCTGTGATGGCGCTTCCGCATGGTTCTGAGGTTGTCGCAGAAATGGCTAAAAGCAGTAAGCTGTCTATTGGTGATGAGGTGAAAATTGTCGCGACCGGAGAGGACTCCGGGACTATTAGTCACGATGGTGCTATCGAAACCCAATTTTACGTTACCGATGTAAATGGTAGCTTAGCAAAAATTATGCGAAGCGAAGTCATTAAACCAGCCGTTGTTCTAGGTAACGAGGATTAAGAAATGGATGAAGTAGATATTCAAGATGTACTTGAACAGACCGCAATCGACTTTGATGGAACTTTCGAAAAGCAAGAGTATCCAGATGTTCAGCTCGGAAAGTTCATGACCATAACCCAGACTGGCAATGTTCAAACTACTGACGTTCTGTATGGTCAAGAAACAGGCACTCAAGATCTAGATAACGGCCTGATTGATGAGAATACCACGTCGCTTGAAACCGAAGATATTAATATCGAAGCTAAGAAAATGGGGTATGTTGACTGGGCAAAAGTCGTTGTCTACACCCGTCTTGGTGTAGAACGAGCGAAAAAAATCGGCATTGACCTGGACACCTCCAAATTGGAAAACCTACGCGGTGTTTGCCTACGTACCATCCAAAAAACCGCGCTCATTGGTCATGCTCGACGCCGCGATGTCACTGGCCTGCTAAATAATGCAGCTGTTAATGTTAAAGATTTGTCTGGTGGGAAGGCTGTTTCCGCAATGACAGGTGCGGAAGCCAGGGCGTTCTTCATTAATCTGATCAAGCTGGGATACAGTGCCAGTGATCATACTGTCATGCCGGACACTATCGCTATCGATAGCATGGACTTGCTGACCCTGTCTGGTCTGTATGACGCATCAATCACCAACGGCTCGACCAATATCAATGTGTTGGCTGCGATCAAGCAATCTCTCAACGAGTTCTCAGGGCAAGATATCAGGATAGTTGGTATTCCGATGGGCTTTGCCCAAGGCGCTGGCCTGAAAGGGGTGAACCGCGCGTGTGTGTATACCAACAATAAAGAAACAGTATTTACTGACTGGGCACGTGCTCCGTCAACTGGATCTGTGTTCCAGCGTTCATCTGTAAGTTTTGAAATTCCTTTAGAGGCACAGTTTACGGGTGCGATCATTCGCAAATTAGACCGTTTCATTTACGCAGACTACAAACCCTAAACTAAGGAGGGGTAATGTGAATACCTTTCTGATTCGTTACCCCGAATTTGCCAAGGTTGAAAAAAAACGCTTGTGCATGTCCTTGAAGGATGCGGAATCACAAATGAGCAAAAGGATATGGGGAAAGCTCTACGAGCAAGGCCTACATGCTTTAATGGCTCATTTACTATATGCATCTGGCGCACTAACGCCATCAGGAAACGGCAATGGTAGCCCTGTTCAGGTAGCAACGAGCGAAACGGCGGGCGGCCTGTCTATAGGTTATTCCGCACCCGACTCTGGTTTCTCTGATAGTCACGCAGGTTTGGCGCTAACTCACTATGGGCAGACGTATTTACGCCTGCGGAAATTGACTGCTAGACATTTTCTGACAGTGCGATAATCGCTAAATAGCTATTTAACGAATTAGTATTTATATGAGTATAAAAAACGCTGGGGCTATCAATCTGAGTCAGTTAAAGGAAATTGAGAAGAGGATTAAAGCCTTTTCCGAAAAATCGGTCGTTATTGGTGTTCCGGCATCGGAAGCAGCAAGAAATGGTAAAGCCGATCCTGGCGCTAATAACGCAACTATTGCAGCAGCCCATGAATTCGGGGTGGCAGGAAGATTGCCAGAGCGTTCATTCTTGCGATCAACTATGCGAGAGAACGGAGCAGGTTATGCTAAGAGATTGGCTGAGCAAATCGATAAGTCATTGAGTACCAATACGCAGCCGGAGGTTACTTACGCGCAGATGGGAATGCAAATAACTAACGACGTAAAACGCAAGATCATAGCCGGGATTAACCCCCCGCTGAGTGATGTAACGAAAGAACAGCGACGCAAAGGTAAGGAGCGAAAAGCCACGAGCGTTCCGCTATACGACACAGGTCAGCTTATTCAGTCGATTCACTACGAGATACGAGATGGATAATCGCTTCGACAAAATATTTGAAAATCCTTTTTTTCGGAAAGTAGAATCATTCACGCGCATTACTGAGTTAATCAACGACCTCGGCCAACCTGTTAAAGCTACGGAGTTATTAACTCTGGTTTGCATCATTCAACCCGCTACTCCTGACATTCTAGCAATATTACCGGAAGGTGAACGCTACAATCCTGCTATCCGCATCATGACACAGAAAATGTTATTAGCAGGTGACGAATTAGCTTACGAGGGGATGCGCTGGCGGGTTATAAACAACTCAGCATGGGTGGGATATGGCTATCACGACTGTGTGGCAACTCGATATGACGGCAGTCAGGCTGATGATAGCAAGGGCTTTGGAATTGCCTAGCAAGTTAGTGATGGACGCTGATTTATCACCGAATGTATCGGCGTTGCAAGCGTTTGTCACTGTCGGTCGGTTAACTTCGCGTGATTTGGGGGTGGAATATCGTTATCTTGGTGATCAGGAACAGGAAATTGTCACCACTTCGCGCATCACGACAACCTCGGTCAATGCTTATGGGCAAAACGCTTTCCTTCTCATTGAGAGGCTAGCTTCAACACTCAATATATCGGAAATAGCTCAGGGATTTAAAGCGATTGGAGCTTCCACACTAACCGTTTCACCCATTCGCAACCTGCCAACGGTGCTATCTGGTGGCAAAGAGCAACGCGCACAAATCGACATCGATATTATGCATATTCATCGCGTAGGTGCTGATGTATGGCGTGCAAAAACCGTTGAAATATCAACTAATAAGGGGTAGGCATGGGCTTATCAATGAATCAAGTAGTTAACGCTCAGATTATGCCTCAAGCGATGACGGCAGCGCGGCGTGATCTATCAGTACTGGCAATTTTTACACAAGAATCTGGCGAGGTATTTAAAGATGTCAAAACGCGCTATGTATCAGTATCGGGTGCGCTAGAAGTGGCAGAGTTATTCGGATCTGACTCGAAGGCGTATGCCGCGGCATTACAGGTTTTTGCCGTTCGACCAATGCCGAAGAGAGCACTGATTGCGCGTTGGGTTGTCGATAAGCAGACTATCCCTGAAAAGAGATCCAGCATTACCGGTTCGGCTATCAGCACTCACGTGAATAACTTCAAGATAATAACTGACGGTGTGTTGATGCTGCCAATCAACAGGGAAATAGTTACGGTTAGTGGTTTGAACTTCTCTGGATCAATATATTACTTGGATATTGCAAAGAAAATCACCGAATCATTGCCAAAAGACACTGATGCGCAGGTAACATGGGAAAATGGTTCCTTTGTTGTCTCAAGTATCAAAACCGGATCTGCTGCTGCGAAAATTGGTTTTGCACAGCCCACCACCATGGGTACAGATCTGTCCGATCTCATGAGACTACGCGAAGTGAACGCAACTCAAGTAGTAGGACAAGATGCCGTAACTCTTAACTCAGAAAGCATTAGCGATGCGCTGAACAAGCTCGAAAACGTATATCAAAATTGGTACGGTGCGTATTTCACCGTGCTATCGACAAAGCAGGATCTCGTAACTGCTAACCAATGGTGTGCCGCCGCAATGAGTCCGAAAGTGGTCGGTTACACGGCGACGTGCGACAGCGATTTAGAGTGGGAGGAAGATAACGTCCTGAAAGTGATCGCACAGACGCCTGGTTCACGCTTGATGGCTCAGTTTAACAAAACAGGTCAAGACCATGCTGGTGCGGCGCTACTTGCTCTTGCACTAAATACTGACTGGAATGCAACTAACTCGGCTAAAACGGTGAAGTTCAAGCAGCAAAAAACGGTGCAAAGCGACGACAGCATCACATTGATGGATGCAATGAAAGCGGAGCGTCTTGGTTTGAATTTTTACACTGATTATGATGGCGTTCCAATGCTGGCACAAGGAATGATGATTGGAGGTCAATTTATCGATGAGGTTGTAGGGTTGGACGCATACATCGATTCCGTACAAAAACAGGCATTCTCTGTGTTGCAAACCAACCCGACAAAGATTCCGCAAACGGATAAAGGCCAGGCCGTACTGATCGGAGCACTTAATGTCGTCGGTCAAGAGTTCGTTCGTAACGGATTTATTGCTCCAGGAGTGTGGCGTGGTAACGCTGTTGGAGAATTAGAATGGGGAGATTCTGTCGAGAAAGGGTACTACTTCTACTCTGACAGTTACGATCTGCAATCACCAGCAGACCGCGAAGCACGCAAGGCCATGCCAATCATGTGCGCTTTAAAACTGGCTGGTGCTATCCACAGTGTGGACATCTTAATTCAATTTAACCGCTAAGGAGCAGTGTATGGCTATTTATAAACACTCGCAGTCTGTATTGACACTAAGCGGCTATGAGCTTTCAGCATTTGACGAATCGGCAGACTCAATCTCAATCGCGCCAGTCGGTGATGAGGGTGCTTACACAATTGGCGCCAGCGGCCGCGGCGTTTTTGTCGCCACCGGCAATGAGTCTGGCGTGTTAACTGTTAAATTATTGCAACACTCCCGCGACAACAAGTTTCTCAGTGAACAATTTGCAGCACAGCGGAACAATCTGAAGAATTTTGTACCGATTGAAATGTATTTCAAAGATACGCTCAACGGTGATGAATTTATCGGTACGCGTGGTTTCTTCACGACACCACCGACTTTTGTGCGGGGTACGGCACACAACACAATGACATGGGTTATTTCGTTTGAAAAAGCACAGTTTAAATTAGAGCGAGGGTTATATAACTAATGATGATCGACGACGTTACATATGAGCACCGTCAAGCAAACTTCATGGAAGCGAAAGCGGCAGGTTTTAAGCTTCTGTCATTGTTGCATGGCGGATTAAAACAAGAGGGTACTGATATTTCAATCGACATTGGCGCGATGGCTAAAAATCTAGGTTCTCCTGAAATGCAGTCGGTTGAAAATTTTGTCATGAAATTTTGTACGGTAGTAGCTGAAGGGAAAACGGTATTGCTGAATAACGAAGCTACTATTAACATCCATTTCAATGCGTACCGATCGCATTATATCAAAATGATGATTGACGGATTGAAATTCCATTTCGCGGATTTTTTGCCCGCTGGCCTCGTATCTGTGCTAAATACCAAAGCGGCTTAAATGTTCAGTCAGTCATGCATTCGGACGTTGACTGGATGGTGTGGACACCGATTACCAAAGGATACTGTACATTGCACGACCTCCGCACTGTCTATTCGCTGTCTGATGTTATGAACATGCACGAAGCTATAGCGGAAATCGCACAAATGGAGAGAACACAACGTGATCCTAGATGAGTTTCTGCTCAAATTTGGCATAGATGCTGACACTACGCCTCTAAAAAACTTTATCTCGGTTGTTACGGTCGGAGTTAAGGGTATCAGCGGAGCGGCTAACTTGGCCAATGATGCGCTTTCAAATATTCAATTATCTGCAAACTCCGCTACCGCAGCGATAGATGAAATTTCATCAGGTGTTGCCTTAAATATAGACACATCCAGTATTGAGCAGGCTATTGATACCACTAACGATCTATCTACATCCATTTTCTCTGCTGGAAACGCGGCTTCCTACGCTACCACACCAGTCAAGCAATTGGGCGATCAAGCCAGTAAGTCAGCAAAGAAAGTAGCAGTACAAGCTGAAGGACTTCACCGTCCTTTTAGAAAAATAAAAATACTGGCGCTCAGTGTGACAGCAGTTATCAGTGGACTGGCTGCTGGCATAATGTCATTCATTGGCAGAAGCCTTGCTGGCGCGAAGGATCTGTCAGAGCAAAAAGGGTTGCTGTATGACATCACAGAGCAGGAAATAAAACAGGCTGATGCCTATGCGGAGGCCATGAATAAAACAGGCCTATCCGTACAATCCCTGAAAACAAAAATTGCGTTAAACCTAACGCCAGCGCTTACAAATGCCGTTAATGGTTTTAACGCTTGGCTAAGCGCAAATAAAGAGTTACTCACGAAAGGGCTGAGTGTCGTCATTCAATCGCTTGTCAAAGTAGTGCAACTTGTCGTGAACACTTTCTTCGCCGTGAATAAACTTGTTGAGTCTACTTTCGGCTGGAAAGCGGCAATCATGCTCGTCGTCTCGGCAATCAGCATCTTCAAGCGTGCAATGCTAATGGCTTTTATCACCCAACCGGTGACATTGGTGGTAACAGCTATCGCTGGGCTGCTACTTATCCTTGATGATCTGATGACGTACCTGGACGGCGGTGAGTCATTATTTGGTGCTTTTTGGAAGCCTGCTGTGGAGTGGACAAAAAAGGTTATTGCGTGGTGTAAGCAACTTTATTCGCAATACAAAGACATGATTGACAAGTTATCAGCATCATTTTCGCAGATATGGGAAGGGTTAAAAACCTACCTCACAGGTCTGTTTGACTGGCTTACCACTTCTGTTGGAGCAGTGGTAGACATTGTAGAAAAAATTTTTGAAAACCTCACCGAGGCGATTAAAAAACCATTCATTGTGGCGTTTGATTGGGTAATGAGCTACTACGATAAAACCATTGGTAAGATATCTGGCCTGTGGAAAATGTTAAAAGATACTATAGGTGGTATGGGTGATTCCGTAAAGGCTACCATTGGTATGGACTTTGCTACGTCTGCTGCTTCTCCCAATCCAGCAAATAGTGGGCAAATTGGGGCGGCGGGTGCTCCGACGATTAACGGTGGGGATGTGAAAGCTACAATCAATATCAATGCATCAAATGCGACTGATGCACAGCGAGGCGTTGAGCGAGGCCTAACCAATGCAAACCGCCAGGCACTGGCTAACATGCAAGGGGTCCTACGTTGAACATAACTGGATTTCTCTCTTCATTGTCGGGTTCGTCGTCTGTTATTACGCGATCTATCGGTACATTTCATTTTGACGCTGTGACCAGTGAGTCACACGATTCCACATTAAGACTCACTGAAAACCCCGTGGAATCTGGTGCAGCTATTGCTGATCATGCTGTGCTTGAGCCGAAAGAAATTACGATCACTGGCATCATGGTTGGATACACGCCGCCTGATTATCTCCATTCAGTAACGGGTTTGGATGGTAAGGTATTTGATCGCTTCCCACTACCTATCGGTGTTAGAGCTGTCACAGCGCAAGCTAAGAGCATGATAAATCGCTATGGGTCTGTTTTCGTGGATGCAAGCGAGAAGGCTACACGGTTTTTAACTCCATTCCTACCAGACTATTTAGGCGACAAAAAAGATGAATCAGCGACAATGGATCGGGTGGGAATGGCCTACGACCGGTTGCTTACTCTGCAAAAAAGCGGCGAGTTTATCGATGTGATAACTGGAGTAAGGAGTTACAGTAACATGCTGATAACCAATATCACACTGCTGCAAACGGTAGATCTGTCTGCTGAATTTGGAATCACTGCACGAGAGGTTTTTATTGCTAAAAGCCAGACAGCCAGCGGCATTCATCCCGACATGAACTCAGCGCCAAAAGTTGCGCAGAAAGGCAAGACAACACCTAAGAAAGTGGACATAACTGCGAGGGGTTCTATTTTAAAAGATCTATTTGGGTGATTGTCGGAGTACTGAGGTATGATTTACTATGAAATTCCGGCAACGTCGGAACCAATACAAGAGCAGTCATTTTCCCTGTTTGGCTACAACCTGAGGTTTAAGCTGAGGTTTAACTCTGTTAGTGCATTGTGGAATTTTGACTTGTTCGACATCAACAAAAACACATACATCACGCAAGCTGCTGGGTTGTCCATCCGTTCACCCGTGCTTCTCGGAAAAAATTTTCCCTTCATTGTCACAATGACCGATGGATCTGGATTAGGCATCAATTCAATAATGCAAAATGAAATGGGGAAGCGTCTTCGAGTGATATTCGTAGAAAAATCGGGGTGGTATGAAACAGTTTGGTCGACAATACAAGCTAACGCTCGGCAATGAATATGAATCAATCATTATCAATAATCTGCGTATCAGGTTTGAAATAATAAAGAGCTTGAGTAGTGCCCCAAACCCCGCAACCATTCACATTTACAATCTTAACGAATCACACCGCAACGCGCTAGCCAGCAAGCAATTCAACAAAGTAATTCTCTCCGTCGGTTACGAAAATATACGCGATATTTATATGGGCGATATTATTGAGCCTCGGACAATACGCGAGGACCTGGATTTTATTACTGAGGTGTTATGTGGGGACGGATGGACAGCATATACGAGATCAGTAATCAGTAAAACATTGCGGGCAGGTGCTACTGATGCCGACATACTCAAAGCCGCACAAAGCACTATGCTTGGCATAGATTCAGGGGTGGTGGAGTTACCTAAAGACCGGGTTTTGCCTCGCAGCAAGGTGATGATGGGTAACAGCCGCGATGTGCTGACTAAGATTGCTAAGAATAATAATGCCGATTGGTCAGTGCAAGATGGTCAGTTGATCATTCTACCTAAAGACAAGGTGCTTGCTGATAATGAAGGGTTTGTCATGTCGCAAATTACTGGAATGATCGGAACACCTGAAAAAACCGACGACGGTCTAAAGGTCACTTGTTCACTCAATCCTGCAATGCGTATTGGCGGATTGGTACGCATTGAGTCCATCATCAACGAATACAGTGGTGATTACAAAATCACTGAGCTAACGCATTCCGGAGACTTCATGGAAAGCACATGGCATACGACAATCACTTGCGTGGGCGGCCAGTATAGGATGGTGAAAATTGAGTAAAGATCCCGATTTATTCGACGTTATAAAGCGATTGGCAGAAGTTGAGCGAATTGATATTCACACTGCCTTGCCTGCTCGCATCGTGTCATACGATGGAGGACAAACCGTCACCGTTGAAGTGATGATTAGACAATCTTCTGAAACAGGTGCAATTGAAATCCCACCACTTATTGATGTTCCCGTGCAATTTCCCCGTGCAGGAGGATTCTGTTTTACAGTACCAATTGTGACAGGTGATGAAGGGTTGGTAATATTTGCGGAACGCTGCATCGACGGTTGGTGGGCTACAGGTGAAAAATCAGACCCTATGGATGCAAGAATGCACGATTACTCCGATGCATTTTTTATTCCAGGCGTATCTAGTCGAAAAAAAGCACTTCCGAATCTCTTTATGGGCGGGGCATCAATCCAAACGGACGACGGTAGCACATTTCTTCGAATTACTAATGGGAGAGTGCTGATTAAGGGAGACATCGAGCACACTGGCAGTATGAAAACCACTGGCGTTATCGTTGGTCAGGATGTCAAAACTGATAATGGCATATCTTTGAAAAACCATAATCACCCTGACCCTCACGGTGGTAATACAGGAAAACCAAATCAATGAGAGTTAGAAGATTAGACAATGAAGAAGACTGGTCATTCGGTAGAGGGCTTAACAGTTATGCCAATAATTCAGAGGCCATTGCTCAATGCGTCAAAACTCGACTGCTATCACTGCATAATGACTGGTTTTTAAACCGTGATGATGGCGTTAAGTGGTTTAACTACCTATGTAAAAAACCCGATCTACGGACGATGGAAGTAGAACTAAAAAGCACTGTGCTGAATACATACGGCGTAGAAACCATTCTGAATTTCGATATTAAAATACCAGAAGGGATACGCACTGCAGTGATAACCGTCGGCTATCTCGACAGATATGGTAGCGAAAAAGGAGTCACAACGAATGCCCCATATTACCAATTCAGGGTTAGTTATAGACCAGATTGAAGAAATTCACGCTCGCCTTGTTGGCGGATTTAAACGCATCTATGGCGATGACATTAACGTTGATGCTGATACGCCAGACGGTCAGATGATTGGCATATTCAGTCAGGCTCTGTCCGACATCAACGAGGCGTTACAGTTTGCCTACCAAATGCTAGATCCTTACCGCGCAACAGGCGAATGGCTAGAACAGCGGGCATTATATGCTGGTGTTGTCCGTAGAAACGCTGAATATAGTCACATAGAAGATGCAGAAGTAACTGGACAGCATGGGGTCAACATTCCAGCTGGCATAATATTTAGCGATGAGAACAAAGCAAAATGGATCACGGTAGAGGATGTGACAATCAGTTCGTCAAACACTTTGAAATTACGTAGTGTGGCGTTAGGCGCATTCGAATTACCGGCAAAATCTATATTAAAAATGGAAACAGTTATTTTGGGTGTAGCGTCCGTGACGCTGAGAAAAGCAGCGAGAACAGGGCTAGAAGAAGAAAGCGATTCGCAGTTATTGCAGCGTTTCATGGCATCACATTCGATCAATAACTATGATGACCGCGACGGCATAGAAGCAATGATACGTAGTGTACCAGACGTTCGAAAAGCGAAGGTTCTGGAGAATTACACCGGTTCAACTGATGTGAACGGTGTAGCACCTCATACGGTTAATGTGATCGTGATCGGTGGTGCGGATGTTGATATTGCTAAGGCAATCATCAAAAAGAAAATTGGTGGCGCTGGTCTGCAAGGGGCACATAAAGTAGCGTTGTTCTATAACGGCGCACATCGTCAATTTGAATTTGACAGAGCTCAGAAAATCGACGTGATCCTTGTTGTTATACTCGGACGCCTGCAAGGTTTTAATGATGTAGATACAACTTCGATCATCAATCGTCTAACTGGATTAGAGTTTAATATTGGTGAAGATGTTCACGCGCTATCACTTGCCTGCAAGATCGAATCAGGCAGTGGTTATTTTATCAAATCTATTAAGATTAACGACACTGACACGGTAGAGGTCGGCGTAAGGCAATATGCGAATATAGTCAAAACAGAGGTTTATATTGAATAGCTTTCTTATTTGGCAATATCGCGGGAAGCCGAAAGCAGCTCTAACCATCGATCTATTGCAAACAGAGGCGTCTCGATCATTCAAAACAGCTCTAGAACTAGCTAGGGTTCTCGATATCAACGTTGCCACAGGAGACAATCTTGATCTGGTGGGAAAACATGTCGGAATTTCTCGCACGGTATCTGAATTCATTGACCGTAGATATTTCGGTTTTAGCAGAGACATTAATGCTAGTGCGTTTAACTATGGTGTTTTCTATCGTATCAATGACACTTTAAGGGACCCTATCAAACTGACTGATGAAGAATACAAATTTTTTATCATTGCCAAAGCAATGAAGAATTATCAATTTCCTACCATAGATAATATTACGGATTCAGCCAAATACCTTCTTGGAAATTCCGTGGTGGTTATAGACAACTACGATATGACAATGAACTTGGTTTTCCCGATCAGAAACGTAAGTCAGTTAATATTACATGCTATTTTAAATATGGATATATTGCGTCGCCCCGTAGGAGTTATGTATCGATTTTTCATTATCACGGATGATAAACCCTTTGGGTGGGAAAGTGATAACCATGCATTCGGATTCAACATTGGTAAATTCTCAAGGATTGTTAATGTCTATAATAAAAAAACCAAACTTTAGTGAAATATTTTCTAGCGAAGCAAAGCCAGGGGAAATGCAGGAATTCCCAGATATTTTAAGGGGATGGGGAATAACACAAGAGCAAACAGCAGGGAAGCCACCGATGGAGTGGTTCAATGCCATTCAGAAACGTGCCGATGAAGCGATTTTATATTTGGCACAGCAGGGGATTTCCGAATGGTCACAAAAAATTGATTACCCGAGAGATGCCGTAGTTAAACTTAACGGATTATTTTATGTCTCGATTAAAGAAAATAAATCAAAGAATCCGGAAACAAGCCAGTCAGACTGGAAGTCACTGGTAGATGCATTGAGTTTGAAAAGTGCAACATTAACTCAGAAGGGAATTGTGAAATTAAATAGTGCCATAAACAGTACCAGCGAAACGATGGCAGCAACGCCTAAGGCTGTTAAAGAAGCTTATGATGCGGCTAATAGTAATTTGAATGGCCGACTATTAAATATTCAAACTTTTAAATCTAGCGGAACTTACACGCCGACAAAAGGAACGAAAAAAATTCATGTAAAAGTATGGGGAGCTGGTGGCGGAGGGTCGAATACAAAATTAGCTAATGGTGGTGGTTTCTCAGGTGATGGAGGTGGGTATGCAGAAAGCTTAATTAATGTCCCTAGTAGTTCTGTTAGCGTCATAGTCGGTGTTGGAGGCGCTTCGGTTCCAGAAAATACGCTAGCTCCAGGTGGTAATGGTGGGTCATCTTCATTCGGTAATTTAATAAAGTCCAATGGTGGTAATGGAGGAGGTAATTCCTCTAAAAGTGAACGAGGTGGTCAAGCCGTCGGTGGAAATATTATTAACACCAACGGGCAAGCTGGACAAGGGTCTGTATCGGATAACATTGCAGGAACTGGTGGTGCAGCATTTTGTTCTTTTGGCGGCTTACCACATTCCTCAACAAAAGGAGATGATGGTGGTTTTCCTGGTGGCGGTGGCGCTGGTGGAAATAAGATATATTCATCTGGCTCCGGTGCTGACGGGTATGTGATCGTGGTAGAATATACATAAGCTGGATTAACAGAGTAAGCGCAACAGGCTATTGATTGAAAGGTGAGTTAACTGTCAGACTATTGCACAGTTCTCAAGCCATGGAATAGGTGCCTGCAATGAAGTCTCAAAACATACACTACCGACAGTTAACTCAGGGACAAAGATACCAGATACAAGCGGCGTTGTTGAGTAAATAAAGTTCAAGAGCGTAGCTTTCCCTAAAGTAACAGAGTTAAGCAATAGGTTGTCTAACTGGCATTCCAAGAGCGGTCAGTTTATTGAGGAGTTTAACGCCTGCAAGCATCTCTGCGACCTGAGCATTATAATCCCGCAGGCTCAGGCGTGAGCTAACCAGCTGCTTGTAGCGGGAGAAACTGGTCTCGACAATGGAGCGTTGATGATAATTTGAGTCTTTTTTCCACTCGGATAGCTTTCCCTCTCTAAGAGCGATGACAGCTTCATTGCGGGGGTGTCCCTGCTCCCAGAGGGTGGCTGTTTTTCGTGGAGGAATGACTGGTTTGGCGCCTTTACTTCGGATGACTTGATAGCAATCTCGGGTATCATACCCGCCATCGGCAGAGACTTGAGCACTCTGGCGACGGAACGGAGTGGCTTCAGCAGGGTAGGCAATACTTCACTGTCACTAACGCTGGATAAACTAGCCACCGCAGCCACTATTTCATGGCTAGCGGCATCAACAGCAATGTGTAGCTTGCGCCAACTGCGGCGTCTCTCCAATCCATAACACTTTTGTCGCCACTCTCCAGCCCCAAAAACTTTGATGCCAGTGGCATCAATCACCAGATGGCTGATATTGCCTTTACTAGGAGGACGATACGTTATCTTAACATTTTTTGCCCGACGACTCAGGCTACTGTAGTCTGGGGAGGTCAGCGGCATACCTGTCAGTCGAAATAACGAGTTAATAAATCCTTCAAGAGCACGTAGTG